TGGTAGAGAAATGCCTAATCCAGCAGTGCCGTTAGAGCAAAAAAGACTTTTAGGTAATCCAGGGCAGCGTAAGTTGCCAGCTTTGTCTGAGACGTTTGAGCTTGAAGGCGGTTATGTAGAGCCGCATCGCCCGCTTGGGAATGCGGGTCAGTTGTTGTGGGATCGTGTATTCGCTAGTGGCAAGACTTGGGTTTCGCGGCAGACTGACGTTGAAGCATTGCTCATGGTGTGCAAGCAGTTAGATCGGCAAGTTATGTTGGAGCAACAGGTCGAATCTGCGCCAGACGATTTTCACTTGTTGCGTCAGTTGTTGGAGCTTGAAAAAGCAATTATGTCTAATCTTGGTTTGCTTGGTTTCACGGTTGATGCTCGTTCGCGTTTGGGCTTGGCGGAAATAAAAGCTAAGTCTGCTTTTGAAACATTGATGGCTGAAAGAACACAATGAGTGAGCCGGCTTGGCTCACGCCAGTCCCGGAGGAATCTATCGCTCGCGGCGATGGTGATTTTATTTCTAGATTTTCTGACGCTTTTGCAACTATCACGAAAGACTCGGTTGCGGGGCCGTCTGGCTCGCCTTTGATTTTGAGAGATTGGCAGAAGACGTTACTCGGTCAAGTTTTTGCGCGGGATGAGGATGGTGGGCTACGTCATCGCATTTCACTTTTAGGATTGCCACGAAAACAAGGCAAGTCAAGCCTGGGTTCTCTCATATGCGCTTTTGCTTTGGTTGACGTAAAAACACAAGGGGCTGAAATATATTCGGTTGCGGCAGACCGCAATCAGGCTCGCATTGTTTTTGAAGATACGAAAAGAATGATTCAAAGTAGCGAACTGTCCGAACACGTCAAGATTTACAGAGACACGATTGTTGTTCCTGCAACAAACAATGTTTACCGTGTTCTGTCTGCCGACGCCCCAAGGCATGAAGGGTTGTCTCCGACATTGGTCTTGTTCGATGAGCTGCACGCTCAGCCGAATAGAAAACTTTTTGATGTGATGTCTTTGGCGCAAGGTGCGCGAGGCAAACAAGCAACTCTTATAGCGATCACTACGGCGGGGGTCAAAACAGAATCACAGACAGGCAAAGATTCAATCGCTTACACCCTTTACAACTATGGAAAAAAAATTTCACAAAAAGAAGTAGAAGATGAGACGTTTTTCATGGCGTGGTGGGAGGCCCCCGCTGAAGCTGATCATCATTTAGAAAAAACTTGGAAAGCTGCAAACCCTGGCTTCGATGACATTGTGGCTAAATCCGACTTTGAATCAGCGGTAAAGAGAACACCGGAAGCTGAGTTTAGAACTAAGCGTTGCAACCAATGGGTCTCTTCGCAGCAAGCTTGGCTACCTACTGGTTCTTGGGAAGACTTGAACGCGGACGTAGAAATATCACCGGACGAAGATTACGTTCTTGGTTTTGATGGCTCTTACGCGAATGACTCTACTGCGATTTGTGCTGTGACTTTACCGAATGATGATTCAGTTCCAAAAGTCAAGCTAATCAAAGTATGGGAAAAAGATTTTGATAGGGACGATGATTCTTGGCGTGTGGCAATAGATGACGTGAAGCAAACAATCATTCAGTATGTACAGGACTATCCGAAGTGCAGAGAGATCGCTTGTGACCCGTTTAGATGGGCAGCCATGATGCAAGAGCTTGACGAAATGGATTTGCCGATTGTCGAGTACAAGACCAACTTACTTAGCTTGATGATACCGGCGACGCAAAAAGTGTTTGAGGCTGTGACAGAAAAACGATTCGTGCATGATGGCAACCCGATACTGTCACGGCACATAGATAACTGTGTTATCAAAATGGACCATCGCGGACAACGGGTGACAAAAGAGTCTTCGAACTCAAGAAAAAAGATTGACGCCGCAATCGCGTTCATTATCGCATACGATAGAGCTACGGCAGGTAGAATAGATGAGGGAGTACCAGAGTTTTTCTTCTAAGGACATAATGTTAGTAAATCTTTTACAAATATGTGGGGCTGTTTTGGTCTCAATTGGCGTTTCAGTTATTTTTCTTCCGGCTGGCTTGATAGCAGCCGGAGTGTTCGCAATTTTGTTCGGTCTTGGTTTGGAGCGTAGATAATGCTTGGTAATTTATTCGGCGAAGAGCGTGCAATATCTTTTCAGACAATATATGGTGCTGGCGAGATCATTGATGCCGAGACTACAGCAGGGACAGTTATCAATAATGAGACTGTCTTTCAAATAAATGCTATCTTCTCGGCTGTCAGCCTAATCAGCGACACGATTGCCACGTTGCCCGTAGATTCTTTCATAAGGAGAGATGGGCAGCGCACCGCGTTTCGCCCGCGTCCCGCTTGGGTCCAAAGGCCGGACGTGGATATGCCGAAAGAGGCGTTTTATGGTTCGGTCATAGTGTCAATGTTGCTTGACGGCAATGCTTTTATTCGCGTTTACGCAAACCGCAAGGGTGAAGTAACAAACTTGGTGGTTTTGAACCCTCAAAACGTAGAAATCAAGCGTAACGGCGTTGGACGTGTCATGTTTGAGGTAGAAGGCGAGAAAAAACTGCTTTCGGCAGAAGAATGCATACATATCCCTGACGTTGTACGCCCCGGCAACCTTCGCGGCGTGTCGCGAGTGAATGCACTAAAAGAAAACTTCGGTTTAGCTCTCAGTTTGGAGAAATTTGCGGCAAAATTCTTTTCGCAAGGTGCTTCGACTCAAGGGATCATAGAATATCCCGGCAAATTGACGGCAGAGCAAGCAAAACAGCTCCAAGAGGGCTTTGACGCCCGTCATAAGGGCTGGAGACGGTCTCACAAGACAGGAATCTTGTCCGCAGGAGCAACTTACAAGCCAACTTCGGTGCAAAATGACCATGCACAGTTCTTGGACTCACGAAGAATGGCTATTGAGGATGTTGCTCGCGCTTTCAACATTCCGCCGCATCTTCTCGGACTTCCGGGCACGATGTCCTACGCCTCTGTAGAGCAAAATAATCTTGCTTGGGTAACTCACTGCCTAAGACCCATAGTTCAGAAGCTAGAAGGCGCTCTGTCGCCTCTCATGGCACGTTACGCGGGCGGCGAGACAGCCTTTATCAAGTGGAGGCTGGATGGTTTGCTTCGCGCTGACATTCAAAGCCGATACACGGCTTACAGCACGGCTCTTTTATCTGGATTTATGACAATCAACGATGTTCGACGGCTGGAAGACTTGCCTGACATTCAAGATGACTCGGCAGCTACGGTAAGGGTACCCTTAGCTAACGTAAATGTCTCAGCGGCCACCTTGAAAGAGCAAACAGAGCGTGTTGACATGGCACAAAGACTGATTCAGGTCGGTTTTGACCCGAAAGAGGTGCTTGACCGACTTGGGCTTCCAGAAATGGCCCACACCGGACTACCTTCTGTGCAGCTACAGCCAATCAGTCAGATTGATCCTGAAGACCCGGCAAGTGAATATGAAGTGGAGTAGCAACACCTATGCCTTACTACATTTCTGATCAGACCGATTGCCCTGAGTGGGCATTAGTCAAAGATGATGGTGAAGTCATTGCTTGCCATGACAACAAAGAGTCAGCGATAGCTCAAATGGTTGCGATTTCGCTCGAAGAAGGTATTGAGCCTGGCGGTGAATACGAAGGCGACGAAATGCGCGTTCGGTTAGCCAAAGACAAGTTTTCTACCAAAGAAGAAGCAATCTCAAGAGCAAAGAAAATCGGTTGCGCTGGCTTCCACACTATGACTGAAGATGGCGAAACTATTTATATGCCATGTAGCTCGCACAAAGCCTACGACAACATTGTAGGCAGTGGGGGTTATAGGCAAGAATCAGAGCCGGCACCGCCCGAGGATCAAATAGAAGGTTCGAAGAAAAACCCTAAAGACTCTGCGAAAGGGCCAGGTGGAGATATAAAGCTCTCCGATTCTACCGAGACCGCTTTGCGTAATAAAGTAAAAGACCACAATGAAAAGATGCGAGAAGATAATAGACCTGATTGGACTCGCACGACATATGGACAACTAGCGGCTGTCTATCGCCGAGGCTCAGGCGCATATTCGACCTCTCACCGTCCTGGGGTTTCACGCGCCGCATGGTCAATGGCACGAGTGAACGCTTACCTATATTTGCTACGCAACGGTAAACCTGAAAATAGCAAATACATAACTGACTATGATTTGTTGCCGAAAGATCATCCAAAGAGCACTCGGTCAGCGGAGGGGCAAGATACAGAAACAAGAGAAGTAAACTTGACGCCTCCTTCTTACATGAGAGCTGCCGCCAGGCAGGGGTTGAAATACTATGAAGAGGGACTCGCGGGCGATGGTTTGACCGACGCGACGGTTCGTGAAGCTCGCGCTATGGCTTCGGGTAATGTGTCACGGGGTAAATGGGTCAGGCTTGCAGCGTGGATTGCGCGTCACATGGAAGATTTGGATGCGCCAGCCGCAAACCCGCAAAATGAAGATTACCCCTCCCCGGGGGTTGTTGCCCATCTACTGTGGGGCTCTGGCCCGTCGAAGAGAGCTGCACAACGAACAATGGAATACGCGGAGCGAGTTGTCGCTAAACTAGAAGAAGAGAATAGAACGCTTATTAGCGTGGAGGCTAAAGACATGGCAAAGATTGAAACTCGAACTAACGCTACTGAGTTTGAGGTGCGCGAAGGCGAAGATGGCAACGGCATGACTTTTACTGGTTACGCCGCGGTGTTTGATTCCCCAAGCCAACCGTTACCTTTTACCGAGCGTATTCAGCGAGGCGCTTTCAGACGATCACTGGCGGCTCGCAATGACATCAAGATGCTTTGGAACCACGAAAGCGGGTCAATACTCGGTTCAACTCGCGCTGGGACTCTTCGGTTGGAGGAAGATTCTTATGGGCTTCGTGTGACTGCCGATTTGCCCGATACGCAACTCGGGAGAGACACGGCGTACCTTCTGAAAAGATCAGACGTACAGGCAATGAGCTTCGGATTTTCTGTCCCCAAGGGTGGAGACGAATGGGTTGCTGCCGATGAGCGTTTGTTGAAGTCGGTAAGACTCTTCGAGGTCTCAATCGTTGGCGCTCCGGCTTATGAAGCAACCACTGGCACGACAATGGTTCGCGGTCTTGACAAGATTGCGGAAAGAGCTTTGGTTGACAGTGATGCGCTTGCGGATGCAATGCTGAAGATTGAATCTGGCGCAGATTTGACCGATGATGAGGTTGTCATTATCAACAAAGTCGTAGATGAGCTTTCGCCACAATCTGAAGAAACTGAACAAGACACAAATGATGAGGCAGTGAATGATTCGGTCAGCCCTGAAATGTTGGCTTTGAAGAAGAAAAAACTAGAGCAACTACTGAAGCGCATCTAATCATGTTGACTAGGAAAGAACTGAATCTCTTGATCTACAAGAGAGTTGGGCGTGCCATGCCTGAGTTAGTAGATGACATCTTGAAGTTAGATAACCCAAGTGGGGTTCCTAAAACACAAAGAGAAGACATGGCTCCGGTCAAAGAAACCCGAGTTCTGTCAGCCGAAGAGACGCGCTGAAAGGGTTTCCCCCCCAGCACCCCCCTTCCCTGGGGGGTCTTTTCTTCTTTCTTATCAAGTATTAGGTAGAATAGAGGTGTGGGCAGTGTCAGCACGCCTCAAATTGAGTCTGCGTTAGCGCGACTGGTAAATATAACCCATAACAAGGAGAAAAATTGTCTGAGTTTGTAAAGTCTCAGCAGGAACTCCGTGCGAACCTCACGGCTCAGATTCAGGAGACCCTGGATTCTGCTGAGGAGCGCTGTGGACTTGATCAAGAGGCACTAAACAAGGTAAACGCTATTGAGGCTGAAATCCGTTCTGCGGATGACGCTATCGCTGTAGCACAGCGTCAAGAAGAGCGTAAGAATGAAGCTAATGAAGCTGCTCGCGGTTTTGTTCCTGTAGAGGCTCGTGAAGAGCGCTCCGCTGGAGACATTTTGCGCGACATTGCTAAGGGAGAGATTCGCGGACATGAGTTTGAGTCTCGTGCAACTCTGGTTCCTTCAACTAACACTGTACCCAAGTCCTTCTTCGCAGAGGTCATGGATGTTGCCCGTCTCGTAGGCCCAATGCTTGAGGTCTCGGACGTAATCAACACGACCACTGGTGAAGACTTGACCATCCCGACTCTCACCGCATACAGCACTGCAAGCCTCAAGGGCGCTGGCGCTGCGCTTGACGAGTCAGAGCCAACTTACTCCAGCATTACGCTTGGAGCCTTCAAGTATGGCGTCCTGATCCCAGTGGCAGCCGAGCTGATTACGGATGCGGGCTTCAACATTGAGACCCACATTGCACAGCAGGCCGGTAACGCACTTGGTACTGTAGTCAACGCTGCACTGAGCACCGACAACGGATCATCGAAGCCAAACGGCATCGTAACCGCTTCCTCGGCTGGTGTCACTGGTGCAACTGGCGTAACTGGTGCTTTCACTGCCGACAACCTGATTGACCTGGCTTACACCGGCGTTGACGGGCTCGTTCGTCGTCTACCTGGAACTGGCTACATGGCTTCCGGTACGGCTATCGGCGCAATGCGGAAGCTCAAGGACACAGCAGGAAACTACCTCTACAACGTGGGAATCGGACAGCCAGATTCTTTCGCTGGTTTCCCCGTCATCGAAAACCCGGACATCTCGGTTCCTGCCGTTTCGGCAAAATCGGTATTATTCGGTTATTTCAAATCGTACAAAGTACGCATGGCTGGTGGCTTGCAGGTTGCGTCCTCTGCGGACTACGCCTTCAACACTGACACCGTTACATACCGTGTAACGATGCGTGCTGACGGAGACCTGACCCACAGCGGTCACGTTCGCCACTTCGTCGGAGGCGCAAGCTAATACCGACGTAAAAGATAGGAGGGCTGGAGTTGTAGGTTGCTCCGGCCCTTCTTCTTTTTTGTCTTGTACGCGATAGACTAGATGTGGAGGTTTATTAGATGGCAATTACAGATGGCTTGGCAAGCCTAAACGAAGTAAAAACTAACCTGGATTTGACCGATTCAGTTGACGACACAATGCTGGAACTTTGCATTGAATCTGCTTCACGTCAAATAGAACAATTTACAGAACGCATCTTTACCCAAGTGAGCGCAACCCGTGTTTACACACCTAGAGATTCTTACATTGTGGAGACTGACGACCTAAATTCAATCACAACGCTCAAGACTTCAACAAGCGCCGATGGCGTTTTTGATCAAACTTGGTCTACTTCAGATATACAAACAGAACCTTTGAATGGTATCTCTGGCGGTATCACATCACCGATTACCAGCATTAGGGCTGTGGGCGATTATCTCTTTCCGATCTCTGGAGGGGAGGCCACGGTGCAAATTGTTGGAACATTCGGTTGGCCCGCAATCCCAACGGCTATCACTCAAGCCTGTATTTTGCAGGCATCGAGGTACTATAAAAGGGCCGACTCCCCGATGGGGGTCGCGGGATTTGACGCCATGGGAGTGGTGCGGTTGTCAAGGATTGACCCCGACATTGCTACGTTGATTGAGCCGTTCTGTAAAATACGGATGGCGTAATGACTGATATTACAGCTCTCCGGCAAGCGCTTGCTACAAACTTGGCAACAATCTCGGGCCTTCGCACTGATTCGGAAGTGCCAGATAGCCCAAACCCCCCAGTGGCAATCGTCGAATTGGAACGAGTTGATTATGACGGCGCTCTGCAACAAGGGCTTACCACCCTGGAGTTCAAGATCATTGTTATCGTTTCTCGACAGTCAGATAGAGTTTCGCAGAGGTTGTTGAACGATTATGCGTCGCAGAATGGGTCTCGTAGTATCAAGATTGCGGTAGAATCAGATAGGAGTCTAAATGGCAACGCAATGGACTGTAGAGTTCAAAGCCTAACCAGCGTCGGCTCTCTGGAACTGAATAACACGGAATACGCCGCTATAGAGTTTTCTGTAGTGGTATATGTATAAGGAGAAATAAATTGGCAAAATATGTCGTGACATCACAGTCTTTGACACTAAACTCTGTTGACTTGTCCGCCGACACCGCAAGGGTTGAACTCGTTATCAATTCTGCCGAGGTAGAGACAACTGACTTTTCAAGCGCAGGCTTCACAGAGGTTATTGGAGGACTCAAGAGTGGAACTTTGAACATTGACTTCCACGCTGACTACGCATCTGGCGGCGCTTCTGCAACGTTGGAAGCCTTAGTTGGATTCGTAGTACCATTTACAATTATCGCTGGCGGAACCAGTGTTGGAGTGGAGACACCTGCCTGGAGTGGTAACGTCTTGATCACCAGCTTTACCCCAGTTGCGGGCGCAGTGGGCGACTTAGCTACCTTTAGTTGCTCATTCCCAACTTCGGGCACAATTTCTAAGGCAACATCCTAATAAGGAGAACTACAAATGAAAATCAACCTACAAATTCAGTTCGAGGACGGTACGACTAAAAACATACAATGCAACGCTGCCGATTTGGTTGCTTTCGAGAGAGAGTACGATGTTTCGGTTGGCAAAATCGGGGAAGACCCCCGAGTTGGATGGTTGTTGTATCTGGCTTGGCACTCTGAAAAGCGCACTGGTTCAACTAAAGATGGCTACGAGAAGTGGCTAGAAAAGGTTGAAACGGTAGGTGAATCAGACGAAGACCCAAAATCCAAGGGCTAGGCGATAGCTCAGCCCATTGGTTTGTAGCGGGTCTAGCCGTAGAGTCAGGTATAAGTCCGAGAGAGTTATTGGAACTTGATCCAAGGATGCTATGGACTATGCACAGGTGGTTAGTAGCAAAGAATCTGCCAAGATAGGAGACCGCCCCCACTGTGGGGCGGTTTTCTTATTCCGGTAGAATATAAATAGATTGGCGGTGTGAGATGGCAAACAAGTACGAGTCTAAGATAGCTGTAACCGATTACAGAATGATCATTCGTGAATTGAATAAAATTGAACCCGCCCTGGTAAAAAGTTTCAAAAAAGATTTCAAAAGCGTTGCACAACCTTTTCGTCAGGGTATTAGAGACGCAATCCCCGACCAACCCCCTCTGAGGGGTCTGAGAAGAGTCAGGTCAAATTCTGGGAAGACATGGAATACCGGACGTAACGCAAAAACGGTTCTCGTAAAGTTTCGTTCTCCTAAAAAGACCGCTGTGAAGCAACTTGGGGTTCTAACGCTATGGGTCGTTTCTCCGGCAACGATTATTGCAGATATGGCGGGTCGTGGTAGCGCCAGCATGGATGGCACAATGACCGATCCGTACGAGTACCATATTCGGGGCGTACAGACAACGCGAAGGCACAGAATCAATGGTCAAGGTAAGGCTTTGATTAGGGAACTTGGAAGTAAACCGTCGCGTTATGTCTACCCTGGAGCCGAAAAAAAAGGCGACGAAGCATTACAAAAGTTTTTAGATGTTACAGGCGCAGCACTTGACGAGATTGAACGGGAAGTAAATGGCAAATAAAAGTATTATTTTCAAAGTTCTTTCGACTTTCAGCGGTAAGGGGGTTGACGACGCTACTAAAGACTTCAAGAAACTTGGCGGGCAGTTTGAAAAGCTAAATCGAAACGCTTTGAAGCTTGGAGCTTCTTTTGCGGCAATGAAAGTCGGTCAACTAGGGATGCGGTTTATTGGCGACTCGGTAAATCAAGCCCGCGATTTGACACGAAACCTAAACGGTTTGCAAACGGTTTTCCAAGGCACAACCCCGCAAATGGTGGAGTTTGCGAAGAACGCTTCAGACATGGGATTGTCCATGAATCAAGCGGCGAAAGCTTCTACCTTTATTGGTTCGGTTTTGAAACAGTCTGGTTTCTCGATTTCAGAGACCGCTGATTTGACAGAGCGCTTAGTCGGTTTGGGAACGGACTTGGCCATTACCTATGGTTACGACGTGCAAGAGGCTTTGCTTGGTATGACGGCTTTGTTCCGTGGTGAGTATGACCCGATAGAGAAGTTCGGTGTCGCCATGAAACAGAATGAAATCAACATTGCGCTGACAGAGAGAGGTATGGGTAATCTTACTGGTGCTTCTAGGCGTTTGGCAGAACAACAAATCCGTGTAGAGTTCTTATTTGATCGCGCCTCTGACGCCCTGGGCCAGTATTCAAAACAAGCTGGGACTTTGTTTGCCGCCCAACAAACTTTACGCGCTGAGTTCGAAAATCTGCAAGCGGTTGTCGGTTTTGCGCTTACTCCCGTGTTCGCCGAGCTTGCCCTAGCTTTGAGACCCTTGGTTGTGGAGCTTGCTCCGGTTTTGCTTGGCATATTCAAATCTCTCATACCGGCGATCAAAGCTGCTACTGACAATAAAGAAGAGTTTGTAAACGTCGTCATCGGGGCAACACAAATTATATTTGGCATTGTCAAGGCGATAGCTTCTTTTGCCAAGTTATTGATAGAGAACATTGTTTTTGTCAAAAATTTGGCTATAGGTTTTGTGGGGCTTTCGGTTGGCATTGCCGTGTTCAATGCGCTAAAGGTTGGCGCAAATTTGGCGTTAGGCGCTATTGGTGCTTTGTTCGGCGCTACCAAGGCTCTAAATGCGGAGTTGTTGATAACGAGAATTCGGATTGCAGCCACAGGGTTTGGGTTGATTGCTGTCGGTATAGGGGCTATCGCCACCATGTTTATGACAACTGGCGACGCGGCTGAAAACGGCGCTGACGACATCAAAAAATACATTGATGAAGCCACGGCAAGCCTAGAAAATCTTGAAGAAGACTCTTTGGGCGCTACTGCAACCATAGCCGACATGAATGAAAACCTACAGGAAGTTGGAGGGTCTGCGGCTAAAGCAACTGACGCCGTGGGCGATTTCTTCCGTTCCTTGGGTGATGACGCCGCAAAACTGTCGGCGAAATTGGAATTAGAGACACTTGGGGCTTCTGAAAGTCTGATAAACAAAATTCTTGGCTCGGGCGATCAATGGTTCCAAGTTTTCAAAGAAGTCACTCGGGACGGTATGCGTTCGGTTCAAGAAGTACAGGCAATGTTCTTGCAAACAGGAGAGGGTTTTCAAGAATCTCTTGACGCTTATGAAGCGGAGTTCGACGCTTTCACCGACTTCAAAGAGAGTGCAGAAGAAGCACTTGCTTCATTTCAAGAGTTTACTCAAGAGTTTGAAATATTGCCCTCTATATCTAGAGACCTTGGTCGTTTTGAGCAATCTGCGGTGGAGCATTTGGAATCTATCGAAGAAAAACTCAAAGACGCTTTTGACAACGGACAGTTACTTGATGAGTCGTATCAAAACCTTCTTGAATACTCTCGTACTGAATTGGGTGTCTTGCAAGGTATTGAGCGTCAGCGGGATGAACTTTTGGCTCGCCGAGATGCTGCCGCCGCACTAATAAATTCGGTTCAAGATTCGGTTCGACAATCTGCCGATATTGTCAAAATTCTTGATAATGCACAGGACGCGGCAGAGGGCATGAACGCTGTACAGTTTGCTACTGAGGTGGTTCACTCTGGTAGGAGCTTGAAAGAGTTCTCTACGGCTCTAATCAGTGACTTTGCGGAGCCTATCGAAACTGCCCGTAGTAAAGCTGACTTGCTAGTGGACGGCTACCGCAGTGTTGTAGAACGAACTAGAGAGTTTGTAGAGAACATAAAAGCTTTGAAGGCTTTGGGGCTTGATCCGCAGTTGTTCAACCAACTCGTAGAGGCTGGTGTTGAAGCTGGTGGGGAAACAGCTAAGGCGCTTGTCGAAGGCGGGTCAGAGACGATAAACGAATTGAACTCTTTGTTTGGAGAGTTGGATGCTCTCGGCGCTGAGCTTGGAGAGAACACAGCTCAGGTCATGTTTGGACAGGGTGAGAACTTTGTCAATGGCATCGTAGACGGTTTGGATTCGCAGCTTGAAGAGCTGGAGAACATGGCAGATAGTCTGGCTGAATCGTTCACTACCACTTTTGAGGAAGTACTGGTTGCGGGTATTGAACGCGCTATTGCAGCGGCAGAGGCCGCGTTGTCGCGTATGCCACAACTTCCTGGCGGTAATGTGAGCTTTGGCCCCGGTGGTTCGGGTGGAGGCTCTGGTGGAGGAGACACTGATGGGTCCGGCGGCGCTGTTGATAGGCGACCTCTCGGCGCTAATTCACCAGCGCATTTAGCTCAGGCACTTAGGCAACAACAAAGGCGCAGGGATTCTATACGACGCTCTGAAGCCATAGCGCGATCTATGGGTGGTCTCGCCCTGACTGGCGGGATTGGTCAGCCTGAAGCACAAGCACCGAATTCGTTTGCTATAAGCGCTGGAAACGGTGCGTTTGGAGGGCCGGTACAGAACATTAGAGTGTTTACTTCTTCAACCCCTGACGCTGTAACCACCGCCCTGCAAAGATACCAAAACAGAAATCAGACGTATAATCCGGGTGGATCAAGTCGAAAGGACTTAGGGTGAGCGCCCCTACGCCGAAGGTAGAAATAGGATTTGACTTATCTAGCAATCCGATTGCGCCTTTTTTCAAGCTTGATGATTCGGTTCAAGGGAGGTTGGACAACACAGAGTTTCGTTTGGGCGGAACTATTTTTTATGATGTAACAAGCTTTGTTCGCAACGTCAGAATCAATCGTGGTAGGACACAAGCTTTTGCCACATTCCCGGTGGCCTCCGCCGAAGTAGATTTCAATAACCACGATAGGACTTTTGACCCCCTATACACACCGTCGCAATTTTTCACCGCGATTGCACCGCGCAGAGAAATAAGAATCTTTTTCAATGACCTAATTGTGTTCACTGGCTTCATTGAAGACTGGGACTTGGGTTACACACCCGACGGGGACTCTCTTGCTTCTGCGAAAGCGTTTGATGCTTCTTACATTTTGAGTACGCAAGTCTTGGATGCTTTCACACCGACCCAACAACTTGCGGGCGCAAGAATCAATGCTGTATTAGATAGAACTGAGATAAGTTGGCCTTCTACTTTGCGCGATATTGACACGGGCGCTGTAGATATGGGGACTCAAGCCGTAGCCGCAGACACTAATGTTTATTCTTACATTCAAAATGTCGCACAGTCTGACCCAGGTTATGTGTTTATTACGAAAGACGGAAAGTTAGGCTTTCGTGATCGGTTGAAAGCTCCGACATCTTCTGGCTTGGTTTCGTTCGGGACAGGCGGGATACCCTTTGAAAGCATACAAGTGGTTTTCGGTTCGGAGTTGCTTTTCAATTCAATACATTTGACTCGTAAAGATGGTGGTGCGGCGCTTGCAGTAGATAATGCTTCGGTAGACGCCTATGGCAAACGGGATTTGAAAATAGATAATATGCACTTAGCGAATGACACTGATTTGGTAAACATTGCCGTCGGGCTCGCTTCTTTGTATTCTGAGCCGGAGTATCGTTTTGAAGGCATACAGTTATCGCTAGAAAAGTTGTCAACTGTGCAACAAAATGCGATATTCGGTTTGGAAATAGGCGACATTTGTGAAGTCACTTTCACGCCCAATGGTGTTGGCGATGCGATTGACAAATATGTCGAGGTCATCCGGATTGGTCGCACGGTAGACACTGAACAAAACATTGTTGACCTTGGTTTCCAAGAAACACGGTACTCACCGATAGTGCTGGATGACAGTGTGTTCGGTAAACTAGATGTAGGCACACTTAGCTGGTAAAGGAAAAATAATGCCCTATAGAACTTTCGCTGTCAATGAAATACTTACAGCGGCAAACGTACAAACAAATCTAATGGACCAGGCGATTGCCACGTTTACAGATGCAACCGCTCGCGATGCTGCAATCTCTTCGCCGACTGCCGGTCAATACGCGCACCTTACTTCAGGCAACATATTGACCTACTATAATGGGAGTGCTTGGGAAACTTTTTCGGGCGGCGGCAGTAGCGGCTTTGAACAAACATTCATGCTGATGGGAGCATAAAGAAATGGCTAACGCTTACAAGATTCTCGGTCAGTCAACGCCGAGTGCAACAACTAACACTGACGTTTACACGGTTCCTGCTTCGACTGAGACTGTGATTAGTACGATCATTGTCGCTAACCGAGCTACTTCGGCTGGTTCTTTTCGGTTAGCTTTTCGGCCCGATGGTGCTGGTATCGCTAATACTCATTACATTGCTTATGATGTGGCTATCCCAGCGAGCGATAGCACTACTTTGACGTTAGGTATCACTCTAAATGCTGCCGATGTCGTAACCGCATACGCTTCAAGCGGTGACATGACCATAAGCGTTTTCGGTACTGAGATTTCCTAGGGGGAGCTTTTATGTCTGTAACAAGGCTAAGTAACTCCCAGATAGGCGGTTTCAGTCGCTCTAATCTTGTGTCTGGCATATCTGGGTTCTCCGGTAGTGGGGGCAACCATGAGGGCGAGTCTGACGGTTACAAGTATCACATTTTTACTGCTGACGGCACTTTCAACGCACAAACCGCTGGGCGTGTTGAATGTTTGCTGATTGCTGGCGGTGGCTCGGGTGGACGTGGGGCAAGCTCAGGCGGCGGCGGCGGAGCTGGTGGATTGATTCTGACGACTGTGGCTGTTTCTGCTGGAGCAAACGCAGTGGTGATTGGCGATGGTGGTGCTGCACCAGGGTCATCGGGAACTACTGGCACGACAGGGGCAGATTCTACGTTTGCAGGGTTGACGGCTAAGGGCGGCGGCGCTGGTGCGAAGAATAATGACCAAGGTGGAGCCGGAGGCTCAGGTGGGGGCGGGGCGTCAGGTGGTTCATCGGGCGGTAACGGGGGTCTTGCGACAGACACTTCAGCACTCGGCTTGTACGATGGTCTTGGCGCACAGGGCCATGATGGCGGAGGCGCGGATACTTCAGGAAACACCAGAGGCGGTGGTGGTGGTGGAGCTGGCTCGCCAGGTCACTTCTCGAAAAGTGCCAATGGGGATTGGGATTCTCAGAGTACGGGTGATTACTTTGGTCGAGCTTGTAGCGGCGGTATCGGTATGCGGCTTGATTCGATAGGCGCAGGCGCTACTGCTGTGGCAGGTTCCACGATTGGGGATGCTCGGACGATTGGAAGCGCAACGGCTTATTATTTCGCGGCTGGAGGCGGTGGTGGAAACAATCAAAACTCGACAACCATTACCGCTTCGCCTGGCGGTGGTGGACAGGGAGCTGACACCTCTGGCGTGGTAGGCGCTTCGGGCACAGCTAACACGGGTGGTGGTGGTGGTGGAAACCGTAGCGGTGGAGTTGCGGGAGCGGGTGGCTCGGGTATTTGCATTATTAGGTATCCGGCGTAATGATTATCGGTTGCCCCTTTTGCGGGGACAGGTCAAAATGCACTGGTTTTTGTGGAGCGGAACCTAGAAAATGAAAATTGACAGACCGTGGCCTCTTGGAGAAAAAGTTAGAAGTCCATATGGGTATAGGCGTCACCCGATTACAGGACGTAGAAAAAAACATCGCGGGGTTGACGTTGGCTACAATGGGCCAATATTCGCTCCTGCAAATGGCAAGGTGGTTCACAAAGGAGTCAGTCTGAACAAGCGAACTGGCGGTGGTTACACCTTGATTCTGCAACACAAGGAACCAAAAGTTTGGACTGTTTACTATCATTTGCGGGAGCCGTCGCCCTTGAACATAGGGGCTTGGGTTCATAGAGGTGACATGATCGCTCACACGGGTACAACTGGCGCTAGTACAGGCGTTCACCTTCACTTCGAAACACGTCGCAGTAAAAGGTATGGCACGGACTATGACCCAGAGAAAATACTTAGCAACAAACACGCTAATATCAAAAATGTCGATCAACCGACTGTAGAAGCTGTAAGGACATATCCGAAACTTGTCGAGGACGGCAGGATTGGTCGTAACACTTGGCGTGCAGTTCAAAGAATGTTGGAATCGAAAAAATACTACAAAGGTCGGATCACCGGCAGAGCTGATAGAACAACCGTTCGAGCTTTGCAAGTTTTCTTGAATGAGGGTCAATGGTGACAACCGAGAATCAGGACACCGGCGCTGTCAGGGTGAGTATGAAAGATATTTATTTTCAAGTGCAAAAGATCCAGTCAATGTTGGAAAAGCTTTCGGCACAGTTGCCGGATTCGGAAGAAAAGATTGACGACCATGAAAAAAGAATTAGAGCTTTGGAGCGCAGGATATGGCAAGTCGTTGGCGGAATGGGTTTGATAGTTGCCGCCGCGCCGTTTCTGGTACGTTTGATGCCATGAAAAAACCTTCTTGGAAAATACGTCGTCGTTACATATTCGCTGGATTTAGCATTGGCGGATTCATGCTCATTGGGAGCACCATTGCAACTTTGATGGGCACAGGGGTTGACGTTAGCGATCTTGTCACCGCTGGCGCAGCATTAGTAACTTTAGTTCTATCAACATATGTACTGGGTTCGGTCTGGGAAGATCGTGCCTATAAGGAGGAAAACAGTGATGGATAAGTGGAATAAGTTTTGGTCGTATGCCGGAGAACGCGCAATAAAAACTACAAGTCAGACGGCAATCGCAACTTTGACGGCGGCAGGGGTTGTGGGAGTGCTGGAGATAGATATAATAAATCTCTTGAGTGTTTCAGCTCTGGCGGGTGTCATGTCTCTTTTGACATCTGTTTTACAGTACGACAAAAAAGCGAAGGAATAAAGATGGACGAAGTTGTAAATGGTGTTGTGTGTAGTGTTGATCCGCAATCTCTGGTAGAGTGCGAATCGTGTCAGTAGTTGTGTGACATTTCCTTCCTAAACAAAACCCCTTCTGTGTATCCGTCGCCAGGAGGGGTTTTGTGTTTCTCGACACACTAGATATTGTTTTGTGTTTGTGATTTACTGCAAGTAGACATTTCGGTTGGATATTGGAGGGCACAAATGTTTCAGACGGAAAGAAATAGAGACGAAGTGGTAGTAAAACCTGTCAATCCGTTCACAATCTCAGGAGGTCAGCTAGTTTTGACCCTGACAGAGGCTAGGAAGCTCTCTGAGGCACTTTTAGACGCCACTATGATTGTTGCTTTGGACTTGGAAGAAGAAGACGGCTAACGCTGACGTGGCGTTGTGCCACCCCAAACGCCCCACTCTTCTTTTGCTTCTTTCGCGTAAGCAAGACACTCAAGCTGTATCGGACATTCCTTACACAACTTGACTGCCATTTTTGTGGCTTCTGTCCTCATATGAGTAGATTTATAGTCTTCTGGGAAAAAAACATCTGGGACTTGATGGCAGCCAAGCTCTCCGTCAAATTCTTTCATTGATTCTTGCAACTGGAAGTAAAGAGTTTTGATATGTCTGCCGTTGGTCATAAGGTAATCCTATGGACAAAAACGACATTTTCAAAACACTTGAGGACGACACGTTTACTCGGGCCTTGAAGCTCGGCTTCGCAGAGGCAGGATCACAAGAATGGCACGACATGAGGGGACAAGGTATCGGTGGCTCCGAAATAGGAACAATCATGGGATTGAACCCGTGGGAGTCAGCTTTTGCTTTATGGGCGAAAAGAACTGGACAAATACCTGACCCACCTTTGTCATCGTGGTCGATTCGGTTCGGCAGAGCTTTTGAAAAGCCTGTGTTGCGTTTGTGGGCTGAAGAGCACCCCGAGTATGAAGTATTTGAAGTGGGTACTTACCAACATCCTGATTATGAGTTTTTGCACGCAAATCCTGACGCGCTTGCTTATGACAGCGAAAAGGACGAATGGATTGTTGTAGAAGTCAAAACATCGCGGGGCACTTGGGGCGAAACTCCCCCAGCTTATGTTGCACAGGTGCAGCACTATATGTCGGTATTCGGTTTGAATCGTTCGGTAATAGTCGCAGTAGCAGGGTGGAACTATGAAGAACGATGGGTTGATCGCGACGATTTTCAGATAGATGCCCAGATAGAGTCTGCAATTCGGTTCTGGGATCATCTACAAAATGTGTCGCGCCCTGAGTGGGACGGGGCTAAGACCACTTATGAGGCTGTCCGGTACATGAATCCCGACATTGACGGTAGCGCAGAGGTAAATCTTGGCGAGCTGGGCGAGGTGCTCATAAAGGCACATAACAACTTTGTAGAATCAGACATGATGCTTTTTGAAGCCAAGTCAATGATTCTTGACGCTATGGGGACGGCAAAATATGGTTTTGTCTTGCGTGATGGTGAAAAAGTAACTATCGCGCAACGACAAGCGCGGGGTAAAAGTAAACCTTGGTTGGTAGTGAAAGGGGAAAGACAATGAGATGGAACCCAAACGATTATGAAATGGTCGAAAGCCGTTTAGCCCGTTTTCTGGAAAATAACCCAGATGGGCGTATTATTACGGAACTTGTACCGGACGATGATGAATGGATTTTCAAAACGTACATTTACTTGAACATCGGAGACCAAGCCGCAGGACTGCCCAAAGCGGTTGGCTATGCCACAGAAAAAAAAGGTGCATCTCAGTTTGCAGCCGAATTGACAGAAACGTCATCAATCGGGCGTGGCTTGAGCAATATGGCGATGCACGGTAATAAACGTAGTTCTCGCGAAGAGATGAGAAAAGTTCCTGTATCTAATCGTAACTTTATTGAAGAGGCAGACGGCTTATCAGACGTAAGTGCGCTACGTTTGTTATGGGCAGAAGCCCAAGCCGCTGGCGCGGACAGTAAAACATTAGAGCAGGTGAAGAATCGTGCAGAACGACTTTCAGGTAATGAAGGCAAGCGCTCAGGAGCTTCTACAGGCGTACCTGGAGGCAGTCAGAAGAAATGATTGCAATGTCGAGTTCTGGCGAGCAAATTTGTTAGAGCGAATGGAGGCTATCAATGTTGCCCTCAGAGATAGTGAAGGGCTTGCAGGAGCTAACAGCGATGACCCGCAAGGGAGTGGAAGCGCTCTTTGAGGCCGAAACTGAATTAGCAGATGCGGAACGCGACTTAG